CAATATGCCATTCTTTTCCACGATTTTCAAGAGTGTAACCATTATCATTATATAATAGCCAATTTAAATAATCAGATGATTTACACCCTAAATATTCAAATGTATGATTATTTTTATGATTTATGGCACTAATAATTCTACTTCGTATTACTCTTTTAAATTTGTCTAGAGGCTCATCTCTTTCACAATCTTTACATTTCAAACGGTTATGTCTAAATCTTTCTTTACTTTTAATTTCATTGCAATATTTACATAACTTATTATCTTGGCCGATTGTTTCTTGTTGCTCCTCTTTTACTTTCCGTCTTTCAATAACTTTATTGTGTTTATAATCAGTTGCTCTTTTAATTAGTAATTTACGATACTCTTGGTTATTATTATACTGCAAACGCCTCTGTTCATTTTTTTTATTACGATATTCTTCATCATTCAAATAATTTAATCTCTTAATCTCATTATCACAATCTTTACATTGTTTACGATTTTTCGGAAATCGTGTAATGCTTTTTTCAGTATTGCATTTAGAACAGACAATTACTGGTTTCGTCTCTTCCATATAAATATCATTATATTATTTTTTTTATATTGTTTACCTCAAATATTAATTTATTTACTAGGGAGTAACACGCTTTTCACGCTCCCTGTTGGGGACAAGATAAATATGCACATTTAAAGTTTATCCCCGTCAAAATCCGCATTGTAAGGCCGGGTATCGGCTACATTCATTCGAAATGTTTCGCCACGTTTCATAACTCTTACGATATGACACATCATACTCATACGATGTAATGTAGGTTGTCTATTAAACAAAATAGCATCTCCATCCATCATATGTCTATGAACAATATCACCTTCTTCTAATACAAGTGAATTACGGTCAATATTACGCAAAGTAATCGACTCACCGTTTTTCTTTTCCAAAATCTTCGCTCCTGGCCATTCATCTGGACCATTTTGAACCAATTTTGTCAAAAACGATTTATTCAGTTTATTCACTGTTACGGGTTTGGTAATATTCTTCGCAATTTTCAGAGGTACACCTAACTCACGAATGGATAAATTGGGATCAGCAGTAATAACAGAACGCGCACTAAAGTCGACACGTTTTGCCATGAGATTACCTCTCATACGCCCACCTTTACCATTTAAACGATCTTTAATGGATTTCAATGGACGGCCTGATCTTTGTGCTACAGCTGCTACACCAGGTATTTTATTATCTACTTGCGTGGAAATATAATACTGTAAAACAGTTGTCCAATCATCAATCACGTTCGCAGGAGAATTATTCTGTATTTTTTCTTGTAAAGTTTTGTTGGTTTTTATAATATTCACTAAAATATGACTTAAATCATCTTCTGATCTTTGTTGGGCGTCATGTTTTACAGATGGACGAACAGCTGGTGGCGGAACCATCATTACCTGACAAATCATCCAATCTGGTCTCGAAAATACTGGACTAAAACCCATGAAAGAAACGTCTTCGTCTGATATTCTTTTGAATATTTTCAATACCATTTCTGGAGTCAATTTAATAATAATGTTTTCTGTATCTGGATTATTATTGACCCACTCAGCATAAATAGTAGCTAATCCTTCTTTTCTGATTTTATTTGGCTGTAAACATCCACAACCGTCTTCGGTGTCTTCACCACATCGCTTAATTGAGCTCACTAGTTTAAATACATATTTCCATCTATTTTCTCCTTGTAGCTTTAAAGCTTGCTTAAATTTTTCCTTACTAATTAGTAATTTACTACATTTAAAGCAAACGCAACGCAAAATTTTTAAAATAGTACTGAAATATTGAATATAAAATACAGGTCGAGCTAATTCGATGTGACCAAAATAACCAGGTGTTTCCATGTAATCCAAGCCATCTGTTGGGCATATGAGCCCAGCTTCCAATACACCCATTCTCGGATCAAATAAACCACCAATAACAGGTTTATTATTAATGTAAGTATCTCTAGTTGTAATTTCGGCTACGGAGCCTTTTCTAATTTCATCTGGAGATAAAATACTAAATTGAATTCCAATAACTTTTGAACAATTGGTTGAACCATTATTTGAGATAGTATTTCTCGGCATCTCTTATTATATTGTTATATTTATATTTAGATTGTTTTAAAATCATTTTTATTTTAAAATTATTTTTAAATCGTTTTTGGTAATTTTATATTTTTTTACACCTTTTCTCATTTAAAACGCCCATTTTAAATGAGTATCTTATAAATAATTCTTCTTGATTTTTCGTGTCTTGTTTTTCTTGGATACATATTTTTCTGGTCTTTCATATGTCCCTTTAATTATATTTCTGTATTTTTCTTTCGGTATTTCTCTTATCACTTTTGTTATATTTTCCTTTAAGGCAATATGAGTTAATCCATCCAATTTTTGTAATCTGGATTTCAACATACTAAAGTAATTTTCAATAGAATTTGTAAAATGTTGATATGGAACAGAATATAATAAATGGTTTTCTTTATTTATGATTTCTTTTACTTTTGGATTTCTATGACTACTCGCATTATCCAAAATAATTAATTTATTCTTATATTTTCCTGAAATATGTGTTTGTATAAATTCCACCATCCTATCAGCATTTATACCACTTTTTTCATATAAGTCCCAACCAATCATTCCATCAACCGAAATAGCAAATACACCAGTATATTTTTTGAATACTTCTTGTGATTGTGTTTTTATGACACATCTTTTTCCTTTTTGACTATAGCAGTGAATTCTTTTCTGTAATGATTTTATACTTGTTTCATCAATACAAATTATATCTTCTATTTTATACTTTTTAACTTCTTCATAAAATTCCTTCAAATTATTATTTATATCAATATCTTTTCCAAAACGCTTTACTGGTTCGTGTCTTATTCTGGTTAATTTCAAAGTAATATTATTATCATTTATAATTCTATGAATATGAGATTTATTCAAATGTAAATCAGGAAATTTATTTTCCAATAAATAAAGTAAGTCTTCTATAGTAATTGTTTTGTTCTTCTTTATTTGTTCCAATAAAAAAGAAACATGCTCTTTACGAACTTTATATGCCTTTGGAGTTCTTTCATATCCAGTAATTTTTCCTTCATTTTGATATTTATGAACCCAACGCATTAAACTTCTTCTGGAACAATTGAAAATCTTACAAACTTCTTCTTGCGTTTTATCTTCAACCAAATAATAATTTACAGCACTTTCTTTGTAGTCAATACTCTTTTGTGTAGTCATATTTATTATATTTGTATATAATATAAAAATAAATTATAATAATATATAAATGAATGAATATAAAGACAATCCAGACCAATCCAGACCAATCCAGACCAATCCAGACCAATCCAGACCAATCCAGACCAATCCAGACCAATCCAGACCAATCCAGACCAATCCAGACCAATCCAGACCAATCCAGACCAATCCAGACCGAACTAATACATTAAGATTGACGCAAGAATTTAATGAAAAATTTTTTAGTCATACGAGAAAAAGTATAGATATAACAAATCTTTCAATTATGAAAGACGATATCAAAAATTATAGACCACTAACAGATATACAACTTACACAATTAGAAGATTTAACAGAAAACGAAAAAATAGAAATTATAAAAACATATAATATTATGTTTTCATCTATAGAAAATTTAATAAATTAATATAAAAATATTTTATATAATAAAATAAATGGATGAACCAAATTTACAAGAAAAAATAAAATTGTTAGAAGAAGAAAATAAAGAACTCAAAGAAAAATTAAAAAAATATACAGCACCAGTTCGTCATAAAAATTATTATGAAAGTCATAAAGACGATATTATACAAAAAACAAAAGAATACAAAAATTCATTAACACCAGAAAAGAAAAAAGAATACGCAAGAAGGGCATATTTGAAAAAAAAGGAAAAACAAGATAAAAATCCAGAACTTTAGGAATTTATATATTTATGCGTGTAAATATATAAATATATAATCTTTAGTAAATATATAGAATGGGAAAAAAGAAAAAGACTGATTTCCAAGACTTTAGAAATAATGAAAAGTCTTCTTACAAGACTTTCAAAATTCCTTTGAAAACTATTTTGTTAAATCGTGAAACAATACAACCAGTCATTAATCATTTGGTTTTTGAAATGAACGATTTGGTTATTCATACCTATCAATTTATTCGGTTGTATGTTTTGTATCAATATACCAAAAATCTTTCTTTACCTGATTTAGACGAAACATTTATTCTTTATTGTATCAAAACATTAGGAACTCGTGATAATAGAGGTAAAAAAGGAAAAGATACAGAACTTTTGGAAAAGTTAGATGTATTTTACAAAACCGAATATCAACCTCTATTGAACCATGTAAAAACTAATTTGAAAAATACAACTTTTTTATTACCTTATTTAGCAACACAAATTCATACTTCTTTATCAGTTAATACACAAGAACGATTTATACAACACTTTCTACGATTTATCAATAAAACTACAAATGAAATTACTGAAGATAAAGCAATATTATTTCAATTCAAAAAGAACCTTATGGAACTAAAAGAAACAGATACAAAATTTAATGAATGGAAACAACTACACTTACCAAATATTTTACCAAAAGACATTAAGAAATCAATTCATTATGATATTAAAGTTAAACATTTTGATTATTTGAAAGGAATGTTGTATATGAATTCTGTTTTGGAAAAAATGGAAAGTAAATTATTCCAACCTTTACCATTAAGAAATAATATTATTCCAAAACATATTATTTTAGATACAGCAAGTTTAATTAATTTGTTTTGCCCTGAAAAAGATAAAGAAGGAAAAAAGGTCAAAAAAGGTGAATTATTGAGTAATGTAAAAGATAATCAAAATGAAGTATGGAGTAATTTTTTAGATTTGAAAAATAAAATATTCAAAAATAAATATTATGAGTTTCATAATCAAATACAAACAGACGGAATATCTTGTTGTCTATTATTTATTAGAAAAGATTTGAAAGATAAAAAATGGGGTTCAAGAGTTCCTACTTTACAAGAACAAGAGTTTCATACTATAGAAGATTTATCCAAAGAACAATTAGATACTTTGAAAGATAGAAATATAGTAGGTTGTGACCCTGGAAAACGCAGTTTGGTATATATGATGGATAAAAATGGGAATAAATTACAATATACAGCACCACAAAGAAAAAGAGAAAGTAAATCAAAAACAAACCAGCGAATATTATTAGTTGAAAAAAACCGAAACGGAATTATTCAAAAAGAAACTGAATTATCATTTCAAAATAGTAAATCAGTTGATTATGAAAAATTTAAAATATATCTGGTAGAAAAGGATAAATTAAACAAAGAAACTATAGAATTTTACAAAAGAGAAACATGGAGAAAAATGAAATTCAGACAATATAGTTATGGTAAAAAATCCATAGATACATTCCTGAATAAGATTAATGAAACTTTTGGTGAAAACATAATTATTGGTTATGGTAATTGGAGTAGGTATTCTCAAATGAAACATTTTATGCCGACTATGAATAAAGGATTAAGGAAACTAATCCATAAGAAATATGATACAATTACGATTAACGAATGTAATACAAGTAAAAAGTGTTGTGATTGTAATAATGATTTGGAATATTATAAAGATAAAGAAGGGAAGAAGGTATTTAGGTTATTAGTCTGTTCTAATTGCGTGAGTTGCGAAGACAAAAAAATCGTATTTAGAACCAGAGATGCTAATTCTTCCATAAACATAATGAATTTAACGAGTTGTTGGATAGAGAAACAAGAACGACCATTATGTTTTCAAATTTCGTCTTTCACATCTTCAAGTAAAAACAAGGAAGATGAAAAAGTAAGACCATCGTAGGTGAAATTCCTACTATTGATTTTACATTTTTTCTTATTTTTTTGCTTAATAAAATGGGCGTTTTAAATGAGAAAAGGTGTAAATATTTGAATAGTTGAATAGTTGTATATTTTACGTATCGTATAATTTTTCAAATCCTAATTTTTATACCGTATGATAATATTCTAAAGCGCATTTTTAGTAACTAGCAGAAGAACTCTTACAAGAATCTATTTTAGCATAAATAAAATATTTTTAATTTTTTAGTCCGAACAAAATTTACTAAAAAATTAAAAAACATTATTGACTCATTGTAATTAAAATAAAATTGATTTGGATTTAAATAATTAAAAATATATTAATATACTATTGAAAAATGACACGCGAGTCTGGATCATTATTAGCAAAAAAAGAACAAACTAAAAAAACAAAAAAAATGGAAGAGCTTTCCAAGAAGCAGAAAAAAAATGTAGATTCTGATGACGATGATAATAATGATGACGACGGAAACGATTTTATAAGTGAAAGTGATAGTGATGAAATGGATGTTCATGAATATAGAAAATTTTTGTCAAAAATATTTCCATCGAAACATTTGAATAAAAAAATTGAAGCTGGTGAAAAAATAAAAAAAAAATTTAAAAAAATGGAGAAACAGCAACTAGATGAAGACGAAGACGAAAGTTCTGACGATGAACACGAATATGTAGATAGTAAAAAGAAAAAAAACAATAAAAAAGCAAAATCATCAAAACCTTCTAGTAAAAAGGGTGCGAATAAAAAACGTATAGAGATTGTTGAAGAAGAAGATGAAGAAGAATGGGAAACTGAAGAAGATGACGACGAAGCTTCCGAAGAAGATGATGACGATGAAAATATTATTACTACGCGATCTAAATCAAAAGCAAAGAAGAACAAAATGTCGTCTAAGCAACACATTAAAAAGGAAAGGCGAAAACACGAAGACGAAGACGACGAAGAAGAAGATGAATATGACGACGATGACGACGAAGATGAAATTCCTATAAAAGGTTCTGAAAAACTAAATATTATTTTTACAATAGGAGGCACTGAAGACGAAGATGAATGGGATGATGATGACTCTGATTATGATGATGACGAATTAGGTGGAGATGAAACCGAAGATGAGGATGTATCTGTTTCTTCGGATGATTCAAGTGAAGAAGATAAAAGTGACGACGACGAAGAATTAGTAAATCGCAAAAAAGCTATAACCAAAAAACCAGCAAAGAAAACACAAAAAACAAAGAATCAACCAAATGAAAATAAAGAAATCACAACAAACGACGAAAATAGCAATTCATTGTTGGAAAAAATGAACAAACTTTTGGAAGAGGATCCGAAAAATACTATCTTAAAAAAATGCGTTAATATTTGCGAATCGGATATTAAAAGATCTGTTGCTAAAAAAGAGAAAAAGGAAAAGAAACAAAAAGCAAAAAATGGACGCATTTTTAAGAAAATCCTTCGAGATAAAAACACCATGAATGATTTTAAATTCTTCGAAAATTTGGAATTCGATTATCAAAAGAAAATCATCAAAGAATTACGTGAAATCAATAAACTAACGCGAATCGAAAAACCATATCGTATGACACTTTTGGAATCCAATATTCCACCTTTGTTCAAGGGCGCAGCTATGAAAAAAATCAACTCACTTCGATATATGGAGCCTGGAAGCGGCGAATTCTATAAAATTAAAAATTGGGTTGATACTTTTATGAGAATCCCATTTGATAAACATGAATCATTACCTATTAGTATTGAAGACGGTGTTGATAAATGTCATGAATTCATGGCAAACGCGCAAAAAACACTGGATAGTGCGGTATATGGTTTAAATGATGCTAAAATGCAAATAATGCAAATGCTTGGTCAACTTTTGACCAATCCAAAAGCCATTGGTACCGCAATTGCTATTCATGGTCCACCAGGTACAGGTAAAACATCACTTGTTAAAGAAGGAATTAGTAAGATTTTAAATAGACCATTTGCTTTCATTGCGCTTGGTGGCGCAACCGATAGTAGCTTCTTAGAAGGACATTCTTATACATACGAAGGAAGTACATGGGGGAAAATCGTACAAATCTTGATTGATAGTAAATGTATGAATCCAGTTATTTATTTTGATGAATTGGATAAAATAAGTGATACGCCAAGGGGTGAAGAGATAGCAGGTATTTTAACACATTTGACAGACACTACACAAAATTGCCAATTCCACGATAAATACTTTGCTGAAATCAATTTTGATTTGAGTAAATGCTTATTCATATTTAGTTACAATGATGAATCAAAAGTGAATCCAATATTGAAAGATAGAATGTATAGAATTCAAACCAAGGGTTATAATCAAAAACAAAAGACTCAAATAGCAAATAATTATTTATTACCTACAATAAAAGAACAAGTAAGATTCAATGAAGGTGACATTATAATTCCGGATGAAGTGATACAATATATTGTTGACAATTATTGTAATAAAGAGGATGGGGTTCGTAATTTGAAGCGTTGTCTTGAAATTATTCATACAAAATTGAACTTATATCGTTTGATGAAACCAGGTACAAATCTATTTGAAGAAGACATGTCATTGACAGTTAGTTTCCCATTTACAGTTACAAAGGAAATTGTAGATAAATTGATTAAGATAAACAAAGAAAATGTATCGGCACTTTATAATATGTATGTGTAAATCCGTTGTATAGGAAAATTTTGACGTGAATTATAAAAAGGTATAGGTCTAAATTGTATATTGTCTTTTTTTCTTTATCATAGAACGATAATTTTCAATTTCTATCAAATTATTGGGCTGATACAAAAATTTCATTGCTTGTTTTATTGTCATGGTAGGAAATAACATTTGTATATTTTTAATTTCATTTGCCATGCTTGAATAAGCTTTACTTTTGTCTATATGTGACCACCATATATCTATGGTATCATACAATTCACTTGTTTTTGGTATATAAATGACATCCCTAAAATTAGAAAATTCAACTTTTTTATGTGATTTATTGTTTTTATTGTTAGCAGTATTATTATAACGATATTCGCTATAATCATTGTAATCATGATAATGATCGTAATGATCGTAATGATGATAATTTAATTGTTGATTCATTGAGTTTGGTTTATATTACTAAATGTATAATAATTTATTTCATTTTTTTGTTTTATTTTTTTACACAATTGTTCGTTTATTTCTTAACTATGTCTGATTCTTCTGAAAAACAATGTCGGCTGGTTCAAGAAAATCCAAGTCGATCAAAAAAATTAGACATGTGTAAAAGATATAAACATATCACTTAATAATTTAATAAATACAATGAATACAGAATATTTATTAAAAATGAAACACGAAAATGATTATATCAACGCATATTTGGATCAAATTAAAGGAATATATAAACATATGAAAGAGGATTCTGTTTATTTTTTAATCGATTCTAGTCTAAATGTAAATGAAAACCATATTCAATATAATAAAACCATTAAAGAAATAGATGATTTACTAAACCAACAAAATGAGCATATACAACAATTTATTTTACTAAATAAAAAAATCAATCGAGCTTTAATAAATATGTGTAATCATGAATGGTGTACTGATTCTATTGACATTGACCCGGATAGATCAAAAACAATTGAATACTGTAAAATATGTAGTTGTATGAAATAAATATAAAAAACATAACATTATCGTTTGCTTTTTGTGTTCGGACTCTTTTGTGTTACTTGTAATCATGTTATTTTAAAATAAATATCATGATTTTTCGAAATTCTCTGTAAGCATTATTTTATTGCAGAAAAGTGATCCAAAAAGTATTTTGGGTTTTCAATTTTGGACATTTTTTTTGTCCATTTTTGAAAAGAGGCGATTGACTTTGCGAAAAACATAACTGTTGTGACCATAAATGAAAATTATCGTCTGATCACAAAAAAAATAATTTTGAGTTTGTTACGATAATTTTTTTGTATAGAAAATTTTATTTTTTTCTCAATGGAAATAAATGGAAATTTTAGGAAATAAAATTCAGCAAAATTCAGCGATGAAATATTATTGTACAATTTGTGACTATGGTACGTGTAGAAAATGTAATTATACGTCACATTTAAATAGCTCGAGACACTGCGAAAACTCATCAAAGGAAATGATTGGAAATGAAATTCAGCAAAAATTCAGCAAAATTCAGCAAATTTGTGAAAATTGTAATAAAGATTTTAAAACATCTTCAGGTTTATGGAAACATAAACAAAAATGCAATCTTATTGTACAATCGACTAGTAATGAACCTTCAGATAAAGAACTTATCATGATGTTGATTAAGGAGAACTCTGAATTAAAAAATATGATGATTAAAGTTATAGAAAATGGAACTAATAACAATAACAATAACAATATCACCAACTCTAATAATAAAACATTCAATTTACAGTTCTTTTTGAATGAGACGTGTAAAGATGCGATGAACATTATGGATTTTGTTGATTCTGTTAAATTACAAGTATCTGATCTGGAAAATGTAGGAAAAGTTGGTTATATTGAAGGAATATCCAATATAATTATTAAACAATTACAAGCACTTGACGTTAATAAAAGACCAGTACATTGTCCTGATCAGAAAAGGGAGGTCATGTATGTAAAGGATGAAAATATTTGGGAAAAAGAAGATGAAACAAATCAAAAAATACGGAAGGCGATCCGCATGATAGCACATAAGAACATTTGTATGTTTAAAGAGTACCGAGAAAAATATCCTGATTGTGAAGACTATGATTCAAAGAAAAACGATCAATATAATAAGATTGTTTATGAAGCCATGGGAGGAAAGGGTGATGACGAATATGAAAAAAATTCGAAGATCATCAAGAAAATAGCCAAGGTTGTTGGTATTGAAAAAGGATAAGGTCGTTGTTCTTTAAGTTATTTTACGCTTATCGTTTGCTTTTTGTGTTCGGACTCTTTTATGTTACTTATAATCATGTTATTTTAAAATAAATATCATGATTTTTCGAAAGTCTCAGTAAGCATTATTTTATTGCAAAAAAGTGGTCCAAAAAGTATTTTTGGTTTTCAATTTTGGACATTTTTTTTGTCCATTTTTGAAAAGGGTCGATTGACTTTGTGAAAAACAGTAATGATGAGACCATAATTGAAAATTAACATGTGGTTACAAAAATAATCATTGAATTTTTGTTACGATAAAATTTTATTTTTATTAATACAATTGCATTTAGGGGTTTTTTTCTGTTTCAAATATATGAAACAAATGAAACAAAAATTACCCAAAAAAACCCATGATTATTCTTGTGAAAAATGTAACTTCATAACTGCTAACAAAAAAGATTTTAATAGACATATTCTTACATCTAAACATCAAAATGAAACAAATGAAACAGTTTTTGAAACAAAAAAACCCCAAAAAACCCAACATCATAATTGTGAAAAATGTTCCAAGATTTTTAAAAGTAGAACCTCATTATGGAGACACAATAAAAATTGTTATTTACAACAAAATAATGATAATGATGAATTTTTAGTTGAATATTTAATGAATGAAAATAAAGAATTGAAAAATATGATCATTGAGGTTTGCAAGCAAATTCAGCCGTGTAACATCAATAATAGTATAAATAACCACTCCAATAATAAAACATTCAACCTACAATTCTTTTTGAATGAAACGTGTAAAAATGCTATGAATATTAAAGACTTTGTTGATTCTGTTCATCTGGATTTAGCTGACCTTGAAAATGTCGGAAAGTCTGGTTATATTGAAGGTATTTCCAATATAATCATCAAAAATTTGAATGCTTTAGAAGTAGAACAAAGACCTATTCATTGCGCTGACCAAAAGAGAGAAGTTATATATATTAAAGACGAAGATAAATGGGAAAAGGAAGAAGATAGTAAACCTAAAATGAGGAAACTTATTAGACAAATTGCTCATAAAAACATTTGTATGTTTAAACAGTTTCGAGAGAAATATCCCGATTGTGATAACTCTGAATCAAGAAAAAATGATCTATTTAATAAAATTGTGTATGAATCTATGGGTGGAAAGGGTGATGACGATAATGTCAAGTATAATAAAATAATTCATAAAATATCCAAACAAGTTGGTATTGATAAGTTTTCAACATAATCTTAAGGGTTGCTTTGTATGTTCGGACCATTTTGTGTTACTTATAATCGTGTTATTTTAAATTGAATACCATGATTTTTCGAAATTCTCAGTAAGCATTATTTTTATTGCAGAAAAGTGATCCAAAAAGTATTTTGGGTTTTCGATTTTGGACATTTTTTTGTCCATTTTTGAAAAAGGGTGATTGACTTTGTGAAAAACATAAGTGATGAGACCATAAATGAAATTTACCGTCTTGACGCCTAAAAAATATTTTTCATTTTGTTACTGTAAATTTTTTTAATTTTAGAAAATTGGGTTTAGGCGTAAAAAAATGTTCTATGAGTAATATAGAATTTAGAATGAATTTTGGCGTAAAAACAACAGAAAATTATTTTTGCGAAAAATGTAACTTTATAAGCTGTAAAGAAGTGATTGGGATATACATACGTCCACTAGAAAACATAAAATTAGAACAAATTACGCCGATTTAGAACAAAAAAACGCCGAAAATGTCAAAAATTATGTCTGTAAATTTTGAAATGGTTAAAAGTAATACAGAATTACATATAAAATAGATGACACATAAAATAATAATTATATCTTTTGTAGATATAATTATTTTCACATATTTTTAGTATTCAGAATAAGGAACATTATTGCCGGCGCGTGTAATTAAATAATTGTATGTATCTGTATTCATACATGCGCAACCCATACTACTAGAAAAAGCATTAGGGCAACAATTAGGACTAAATGGCATATTATCGAACAATGAAAGTTGACCTTCTGGTAGCGGCAATTGTTGATTAGGACGATCAATAATACCTTGAACCGCCTTAGAAATTGGTTGACCTGGAACAACAGTCAAATCAGCCATTCCCCAATTAGCAGTATTTACTGGAGTAAAACTGGAAACAGAGTATTCGGATGATTCCCCATAGTTAGTATTAGCACCTACAAACCCCTCTTTTTTTGCTTGCTTTTTATTACTAGGATGAGCTACTGGAACGAATGATTCCTTTTCATTTTTTGACATATGTTTTTTATCGTGTGGTTTTTTGTGTTCAATTCCTTCTTTATCATTGAAACCTTCTATGTTTCTATAAAAGTTACAACACCCGCACACGGTGTGTCCAACTAGAATTAAATAAACAATTCCAATTAAAATTAAGATTTCCAAATTGAATTTGAAACCAAAAATAGAAATATCCATTTTATTATACATATTTCATAGATAATAATTTTCCTCTATATTTATCTAAAAATAGATCAATACAAGAATTGTAATCGTAAAATTGAATTTCATTTACATAAAATGTTTTTTTATTTGTTAATAAATGATACAATTTGGCTTCTTTATGTTTATACAATTTCTTATTTCTTTTGTCTAAATCTAATGTTGAAGTAAAATTTATTGTTTTATCACATATATTTAAATTCGTCCCACCAACTACAAATTTATTTTTTGCTAAACAATAAGAACATTGCTCAAAAATATTTTCACCATCAATTTCTACGTAACCATAAACTCTCTCACCGTTTTCTAAAATATCCCCGATATTTATATTCTTTATTTTTTTAACGATTCCATCTTTTAATCGAATTATCGTATTTGGATGAAAACCACCATCTATATATTTATGAATATCACTATTTTTAATATTGTCATCGTATAAATCGTCAAAACTATATTTTACATTTTTTATTTTCATGTTTTTAATTTTATCAATTTCTTCGTCAAATATTTCATCCCAATCACTAAATATCATATTATTTAACTCGATTGTTTTGCTTTCTGTGTTCAAACAGTATAAAAATGTTCCTCTCATTCCTCCGGTTCCATCACCATCACAACAATAATTATCTAGTTTTACAGCTTGCGGATGATTTTCTACCGCTACCCATTTATCATTGTATTTGACAAGGTGACTATTGGATACTATTACACCATTTAAATTATACATTACGGAATCTTTAGATTCAACAATTATTTTTGATGTTATCAGATTGTTGTTTTCTAGTTTCTCTCCAACTTCTATTTCCGAAATTTTTTTAACAATGCCGTTGTTCATAACAAATTCTGTATTTTTATCAAAACATTTTGATGATTTTAATGTTGGAACGGATAACCCAGTATTTACATGTAAGACATTTGTCATAAAAGTTAAGATTAATGCCATCGGAATCGAAAGGGCTACAAAGATGGCTGTATTCGCAAGCGCAGCACCCCATGTAAAAGGAAAGATCCAAAAAACAGCGATCAATGCTGCTAATGTAATTAATATAATTATTATAAATTGAGCAATTGCTCCCAATAATGATTTTAACGCATAAAAAGTTCCCAAACTGGTAAATAAGCTAGCAGTCATAGTACCTTGTATTTTCGATATAAAATCTTTGAAGCTGATAATAATTTGCTGTAGAGGAATCATGATATTCATTAATCTACCCATTATTTCTTCTGTCACGGATTGAAAAAATGATCTTGTTTTGCTCGTCATAGCTCGAATATCATTAATAGCATCACTCATTGATCCGGCTATTTTAGTCATCGTATTTGTTGCGAAATTAATTGGTTCTATTGCGATACCAGTAATGTTTCTTGAAGTGTTTTGAATACAGTAAGTGAAATTTTGCGCAGTGAAATCTTTTATGCTTATATCTGGTGGTTTATTAATAAAACCGGCAATTGGCATGATATATGGTTTACATCGTTGATTTGCCCAATCATCTTTAATAAACTGTATATTTGAAAAAGCATAAGAAGCGCCTGTAAAAAGCAACAACACAATTGTGATTATAATAAATAAAATGAATGAGCTACCATATTGGTCAAAATAAGTTAATTTTTCGTATATTTTTTCTACTTTATTTATTTGATTCATATCCATGTATATAGTAAATGGATATAAATCATTTTCGAAAAAATACAAATTACAAAAAATACAAATTCACAATTCACAATTCACATAAACACGTTAAAACTTTACATAATGGTCTTCCCAGTCCCAGAATATTTCATTTCCTATTTGTATTTTATGGTCACTCGTTATTAAACAACAAAACCAGTCTGTCTCTATATTATTCGCTAATTCAGATACATAATAATTATTAACACATGTAAATTGATTAGTTGATCTATTATAAATCAAATGTGATCCTGTTACATATATGTTTTCATTATTAACTCCCGCATTTTTTAATACATGAAGGGGTACTTTATTGATTTTATTATCTATTTCCATAGTTGCTTCTACGACACTGTTATTTTCCAAAACATCTCCTAAATGTATGTCTTTCATCATTTTGATAGATCCATTTTTAAGTTTAATTTTTGTTTCTGGATGAAAACATTTACCTAATACTCTCACCATTTGTCCAGACGGTCCGTTCCACATACTATTCATAGTTTTAATATTGCCGTCCATTAAATACATCATTGTTACCATAATTCCAATAGTTTTTCCCATCAAATCTTTTATGCTAATTGTTATTTTTTGAAATTCAATAACTAAATTTAAAAATACGCCAAAAACAGATTGAATTATCGATGAAATAAATGTTCTAATTTTATTAAACATTGCTCGAACCATGTTTATTTCTTCCATAAAATTAGACATAGTTGACGATAAAGACGACGTTACAAAAGTAATAGGTTGTAATAAATAACCCATAATCCCGGTTTGTACATTTTGAATACAATATGTAAAATCCTTTTCAATGTTTTCTGATAATGGCATATAAAGTGGATTACATCTATACAACGACCAATTTGCTTTAATATCTTGGATAGACGACAAATAAAAAATGATAATAATATATATTATAAAAGCTAAATTAATATAAATAAAATACATCCAATTTTTTCCTGATGGCATATTCAACTTATATTACACCGATATAATTTTTATCTGAGAATAACTGGTAAACAATTTTTTTATCTATCGGAATTCTAGAAAATCTAAACTTTACTCATATACCACGACGTGTTGTTTTCTTTGTTCTTTTTCGCCTGATTTTCTTTGTTTTTTTGATATGTTTACGATATTTACGATAATATTTTTTACCTCCACTATAACATCCCCATTGGTATTGGTTTGTATTTGGATTTACATAAACATTTCCGCCATGGAGAACCAAGGCCTCATTATCAAAAACTCGATTCGCAGCACCTTGAGTACTTGTTTTAGAGAGAGAACTTATGCTATCATTTGGCGCTTGTTGTGCGCTTTGGTTTGGATACATTGATGGAAATTGAGGGACAACAATACCTTTGCTATAACCACCTCGTTTGTTCTTGTTAGATTTCGTCTTGATTCGTTTTCCTCCTGATGTAGCTTTAATCAAATTATTTAGTTTTTGATTTGAATCATTCATAGACATCATAGAGGATTCTCTCCATGTTGGTCCACGCATTGCTTGTATTGTAGGATAAACCATTCCTGGGGCGGAACTTGTTTGAGTCATATATTATATTATAATATTATTTTACTAACAAATTATTAAGTTAAATACTTAGAAATATTTTATTATTTTAGTAATAAAATGGATGATAAACAAAAGCTTCAATTACAAAAAATGATTGCCGCTAATAATGTAGAAGATCAAACTGATTTAATACGGCAATTAAAACATAGTGTTATTATGAGAAATGAGATTAATACAATGATTATTTTGAAGGCTAAATACAGAGACGAACCAGAAAAGATACATTTAGAATGTATGAATGATTGTAAATTTTTATTTACTTATTATACTGATATTTACAATAAAATAAGAAAAGACGAAATTGATCTTTCTATATTGAATAGTTTTTTGGATGTACTTGAACAAATAGAAAATGGTGATCTCGATCAACACGAAGGTTCCTTTAAAGTAGGTACACTTTTGAAAAAATTATATGTTGATAGTGCGTTGAAAAAGGCGGACAAATTGAATGAGGAAAATGCTGACGCAAAAATTGAAGAACAAAAAAAACCAATCGCGAATATTAATTGGAAACAATTTAGAGAAATTAGAAAATCTCAATAAACATCATTGTATTGTCTCTCGTAATATCTCGCATTCATACCGCACATTGTTTCATTGTTTCTACACGTTCTCGCCAAATAGAAATTATTCAAAATATCATAATTCCCTGATTCCAAATCAGCTTTTATATATTGAAAGTTGTATTTATTTTTTTCTCTGTTTTTTTGTTTGATAAACTTGGAACATCTACTAAAGTCAGTTTTTTCATTTTCGATAAAATACTTACAATTTGTACATGATTTTACTTTACCTGTATATTTAATAGAATCATCGAATGATGCTATTGTTCTCTCGATAATGTGAATATAAGAAAAGCATTGGCTAAATAACGGAACCAACAAAAACAAATAATAATATTTTTTGATAAACATATTGTTATTATTATATAGTGTTACCATTTTATATCTTTTTCCAAATATTTATTATTACAAGTTACAACAACGGTTTACACCCTTGAAGGATATAAAGATTATAGTATAATATAATTATATTCATTCTCTCTAATAAAATGTCAAAAAAATATTCAACAACAACGACGCTTATCATAGTTGAATCACCCGCAAAATGTAAAAAAATAGAAGAATATTTAGGCCCAGGATACAAATGCTTGGCTAGTTTTGGTCATTTAAGAGAGCTAACTTCTCTCGATAAGATAAATATAAAAGAGGATTTCAAACCAACTTTTACCGTAATCAATAACGCATTGAAGAAAAAACAAATAGAGTTACTGAGAAAGGAAATTAAAAATGCCGACGATGTTATTTTAGCAACAGATGACGACCGTGAAGGAGAAGCAATTAGTTTTCATATACAGCAATTGTTTCATCTTCCTGAGAATACAAAAAGAATTGTTTTTAATGAAATAACCGAAGGAGCATTAAAAAGAGCAATACAAACCCCAAGAACGATTGACATGAACATTGTTTATGCTCAACAGGCTAGACAAATTTTGGATTTATTAGTAGGATTTAAAATAACGCCTGTCTTATGGAAATTTATAACAAGTAATTCTGAGAATTCTCTTTCAGCAGGTAGATGTCAAACGCCCGCATTACGTTTGATTTATGATAACCAGAGAGAAATCGAGAGCGCTGACAATAAAACAGTTTATAATACGATGGGATTTTTTACAAATATGAATTTACCGTTTGAATTAAATCATCAAATTGAAAAAGAGGATGATTTAATCGATTTTTTGGATGGAACTGTGGATTTTACACACGTATACAATTGTTCACACCCAACAAAAACAATGAAATCACAACCGGAACCATTTAGTACTTCAAAATTACAACAAGCCGCAAGTAATGAACTACATTTTAGTCCGAAAGAAACCATGAAACTTTGCCAAAGCCTTTATGAAGCAGGGTATATTACATATATGAGGACGGACAGTAAGAAATACAGTGTTGATTTTATTGAAACTACAAAAGCATATATTTTAAAAAATTATGAAAATAAATATATCAATGAAAATATTGATCAATTAGCATGTAGTAAAGAGGAAGATACAAACTCACAACTACAAATAACCAGCCAAGAAAAACCAGAAAAGAAAAAGTCAAACTCAAGTAAATCCCAAGATATGATACAAGGTGCTCATGAAGCAATAAGGCCGACGAAAATTTCTCTCAAAGATCTTCCTGAAAAGGTGAATTATAGAGAGAAAAAAATGTACAAATTAATTTGGGAGAACACGTTGGAAAGTTGTATGTCTCCTGCTATATATAACACTGTAAAAGCTGACATTCAAGCGTATCATAATTTTGTTTTTAATTATACATCGGAATTGATCAATTTTCCTGGATGGAAAATTGTAAAAAATAAATTTTCGACAGACAATAAAGAATATCAATATTTACAGACCATAAAGAAGAATAGTCATATTAAATACAATAAAATTTTCAGTAAAGCAACTATTAAAAATATGAAACAACACTATACCGAAGCAAGATTAGTTCATTTATTGGAAGAAAAGGGAATAGGGAGACCATCAACATTTTCGATGTTAGTGGAAAAAATTCAGGAACGAGGTTATGTGAAAAAAGGAGATATAACCGGAAATAATATTATGGTAAAAGATTTTGAACTAAATGACACCGGAGATATTTTTGAAGTAGAAGTAAAGAGAGAATTCGGCAATGAGAAAAATAAACTGATCCTACAGCCTTTGGGAAAGATCGTGATTGAATTCTTGGACAAACATTTTGCTGACATTTTAAATTATGATTTTACAAGAGAGATGGAAGATGATTTAGATAAAATTTCAAAAGGTCTGCTTATTTCGCAAGATCTTTGTAAAAAATGTAACGATAAATTGGATAATACAATCGACGAATTGAAAAAAAAGGACATTGGGAAGTTTGATATTAAAATAGATGATAAACATTCGTACACTATTTGTAAATATGGACCGGTAATTAAATGCGTCGAAAAAGTAGACGGGAAAAAAATGACTACATATAAAGCTCTAAAAAAAGATTTAGATATAGATTTAAATAGATTAGAAAATGGTGGTTATGAATTAGAAGATTTATTAGCGTCTTCGTCAAGCACAATGACAACGTCAACGCCAACTAATGTTAACAATAGTGTTTTAGGTGAATATGAAGGAAAAGATGTGATATTGAAAAAAGGTAAATTCGGTTTGTATATTTCTTGGGGTGATTCTTCAAAAACCCTCAAACAATTTGGGAACCGCCCTATTGAAAGTATTACTTTTGAAGAAGTTAAACCATTATTAGAAGAGGGTAGTAATATGGTGAGAGAAATCACAAAGGATATTAGTATTCGAAAAAGTAAAAAAGGAGATTATGTTTTTTTCAAAACGTCGAAAATGAAAAAACCCAAATTTTTCGATTTGAAAAAGTGTGAGGAAGACTATAAAACATGTGATATTGATAAAATAAAATGTTGGTTGAAGGAAACATATAATATATTTTAGCATATATTTTCATTGAGAAGGATTCGCTAGTACTTACTCTAAATATTATCAACGAATTTCACACTTCGATTGATCATAGGAAGGAGAGTAGTAAATTCTATAGTAAAAGAATATGGAAAAGTTGAAAAATCAACCAAGGTTCCATTATGATATCTTAATTTAAATTTAAGTCGTCTAATTCTTTCTATAGGTGGATTAAAAAATTTATAAGCATTAGAAGGGCCATCGTAGTATTGTGTAAGCGGCGTAGAAATTATTGGTATTTTAGCAAATGCTGAATTGACAATACCATTTGTTTCGTTTGTAGTTAAAGTGAAATTATTTACATTGTAAGGTTCAGTTTCATCTATTGAATTATATTTTTGAATTTCCATGTAAAAGTGGGACGGACCAAAAATATTTATCTTATAAGGACATTCTATATATTGAACAATAGCATTTTTAAGAGGAACCCCATTATTATCTACTGGGGGAGTCAACCAATAGCCATTATCATTAGGTTTTACAACGTCACCATAGTAAAAACGGATATAATTACTCGTTTTAACATCGACTGGTTCTATTGAATTAACATTTGTTCTTTCTAAACCAACATTCGAAGGTAATCCCCAATTTGAAAAGTCGGGAAGCTGATTCCTTTTACATATAAAATTATCAACTCTATTTGATAAAAATATCATTTCATTCAATAATTCAAACGAATCACATTGATTACCAAACCATATTTTTTGTGAGACATTGTTGTAAACAATAATGAATCTAGTATAACCACCCGTTTTTTGAAATTCATTTAATTCAGAAAATAAATTATTATCAATCATATATTTAGTTACAACCTTAGTAACTGCGTCATTAAATTTATTTGTCAATTCTGTTGTAAATTGTGTCGGATTATAAAAACCTTCTTCTATAATAATTTTGTAATACCCAATATCTTTTGTATCTTTTGGATAATTAGTAGAATCATTATAGTAGTTCAGAGCATTCGCAATGGCGTTTTGAAGTAAATCTTGTTCACCATTAGCTGCTGGATGATATGGATTAATAAATTTAAAAAACATTGTTATATTGGAATTTAGTTTTGAGAATGTATTATAATTGGAAGGAAACGTCCAACTGAATAATTTCATTGTTGAAATATTTAAAATATCTTCTGGTAATTCAATTTCAAATTCAGAAGAGTTTGGATAAGCTAAAATGTCTCTATCTTCAGAATGTATAGAAACATATTTGTTATATAATAAATAATTTTGTGAATTATGTTGTAGCGGATGATTTTGGGAAGTATTTGAATAAGTATGACTAAAACTATTAAGATTCATTTTATATTATAATTATAATAAAATTATAATAAAATATATTTAAGCAAAAAATATTGTTATATAATAATGAATAAAAATGTTAATTATGGTGGTAAACAGTCGAATTATACAGGTATTGTAAAAAAATTTAAGAATGATTTAAATTACCCATTAAAACAACCATATATGTTTACATTTGTAAAAGCATTTCCACCATATACTCCAATAGGTGATTATATTAAAAATTTAAATAATTATACACCTCCAAAATAATATATACATATAGTAGTATAAAATGGCTAATTGGTATAGTGTAATTTATAAAGCCTTTATTTTTGCGAGTGTTATTTCATTTATAATATACAATTTTACTTCTGGTAATGTTTCTTTGGGTGCTATGATTAGTGGTTTAGAAGTTTTAGGATTAAGTATAATCATGATTCTATATATTATTTTATATAACGTATTACAGACAACACAAAACTCTGGTTTTTTTCAGTCTGTTTTAGCAATTTTGAATGCTTGTGGGCCATTTATTTTGATGTTAGCATCATTATCTGTTATTTTATATTTAGTAATTACTTATAAAAATAACATATTATTAGGACACGTTTCAAATAGTTATTACACGTTTAGTAATATAGCTATTCTATTTATTTTATTACAAGTTTATATTATTTATAATAACGTAAACACAACAAAATTTGAAATAACAAAAAAAATATCAAATGTTACGTCTATTACTTTATATTTATTTGGTGTAATTACGACTATAAGTTCTATTACTTTATTCACTATTTTGAAAAATTATTCAGCGGATGGATAAAATGAATTGTTTATTCTTGTAAATTTATAAGTTAGTCCGTAGTTGACGTTGGTTTCCCATATCCCAGATATTTTTAAAATAAAATTATGTTTTTTTTTATTTTGAGGACCTTGTATATTGTTTATATTTGTGTTGTGTACATTTTGAAAATTCTGAAATATTTTAACATACCCATTTTTAAGTTGTTCATATATTTTGTACTGGGGAATTTTATTCACACTATGTATTTTTTTTAAAATAACATCTTCAATTAATTTAATCTTGTCAATTAATTCTTTATTTTGAATAACATTAAAAATACATTTATATTTGTTATAATATTTTTCATAAATTACATCATTAAAAGATATTAATAAATATATACCATTAAAGGTTACAATATTTGTAGAATATAATATTCGAATAAAATTACCCTCATTTATAACATTATTTTTGATTGGCTCGCAAAAATATAAATATTGATCATTGTATTGGTCTAAATCTTTTACTAGGTTCATAAATTTTTAATATGATATGATTATATAAATTTATGAATTGTGTTTAAGTCGATACCTTCATAAAAACAATAGAAACGTAAAAACTATAAAATAAATAAGTTTTATTAGCAAATAAAGAATAATTATGTAATATAAATAATATAATACACAATATATGAAATTTTATGAAACACATTTTGAAGAATATTTAATTGAAAACCAAAGAATGAATCTACATCCAAAAATGGATAAAATTTTTGATAAATTTCCGAAAAAATTTGTCGAATTAAAAAATTTAATATTTTACGGACCAAATGGAGTAGGAAAATATACTCAAATGTTGAAATCGATCCAAAAATACAGTCCAACAGAATTGAAATACGAAAAAAAAATTAGCGTGAATTTCAATAAACAGCAATATTTCTTTAAAATAAGTGATATTCATTATGAGATAGATATGTCTTTATTGGGTTGTAATTCAAAAATATTATGGCATGAAATTTACTCACAAATTATTGACATAATATCTGCTAAAATAGATAAATCGGGGATAATTGTTTGTAAAAATTTTCATGAAATTCATAGTGAATTATTGGAAAATTTTTATAGTTATATGCAAAAAAATAATACTTTGATGGTTGATTTAAAATTTATAATTATAACGAAGGAACTCAGTTTTATACCGGACAACATTTTGAATTGTTGTGAAATTATACATATAGCTAGACCTACAATGACAAATTACATAAAATGTTCGAAGAATAAGATGCTAAATTCTTCTTTCATAGATTTAGAAAATATATCAAACATTAAAAATCTTCATTTTTATAATGAACATTTAATGAGTCCACACAAAATTATATGTAATAAAATTATTTATGCTATTATTGATATAAATAATACAAATTTTTTGAAATTTAGAGATGTCTTATATGATATTTTAATTTATAACTTGGACATATCAGAATGTGTTTGGTATATTTTATCTACATTAATAGAAAAAAATATACTTAAAAATGAAGATATATCTACAATTTTAATGAAGACATATTGTTTTTTTCAATATTATAATAACAATTATAGGCCAATTTATCATCTTGAAAATTATTTATTGAGTATAGCAAAACTAATAAACAAATATTGATTTTACCTGAGCCTTTGTATGTTCATATAATTTGTAAACATTGAACGTATTTTGGCTTGATTGTTATTAAGATCTCTCAAAATGATCTCTTGTGGTTGAACAATTGGATAATTAGCCTGAGTCAAAGCACCAAACGAATGAAAATCTTTTGGCACTCCTCTCCAATAAGAGATAGCACTTGTACGAATTTTTCCCATATATACTTAAATAATATTATAAAAAAATTTCAATAATATTATAATATACCACACTAAATACTTAAAATTTACATTCTAAAATGAATAAACACACCATAATAAATAATAAATGGATATAAAATTAGCATTAGAAATTTTAGAAATTGATACTTCACAAATAAACTATAAGAATATAACACTAAAATATTTGAAAAAGAAATATCATAAATTAGCTTTACAAAATCACCCAGATAAAAATGGAAATACAATTGAAACGAAAATGAAATTTCAAAATATTAATGATGCTTACCATTATTTAGTTAAAGAGTTGAATTGGTTAAATGAGTGTCACGACGATATAAAGAGAGAATATAACAGCGAAGAAGAAACGCAGGACCAGCGTCAGCAACAACAATCACCCTATATGGAATTATTACAAATATTTATGAGAGGTGTATTTGAAGGTAAATACAATGATATAATATTTAAAATAATACAGGATATTGTTTTAGGTTGTAAAAAAATATCATTGAAATTGTTTGAAGATTTGGATAAGGATACATGTGTAAAAATTTATAGTTTTCTTTCAAAATACCAGAAAACTCTTCATATAAACACGATCACTTTATCAAATATGAGAGAAATTGTACAAGAGAAATTCAACGATGTATTAGTTTATAAATTAAACCCTAGCATTAACGATTTAATTAATAATAACATTTTCAAACTGAATGTTTTTGATGAAATATGTTATGTTCCTTTGTGGATTAAAGAATCATATTTTGATATTTCAAATTGTGAAATCATAACTTTATGTGAACCCGAATTACCCGATAATATTTTGATTGATGATAATAATAATTTATATGTTACTAAAAGAATTTCAATAAAAGATGAATTGATTGACTTAATTCAACATGGAGGCGACTTAAAAATATATATTGGTGAAAAAGTATTCGAGATACCTACAAAAGAGTTGAATATGAAAAAAGAACAAGTATATATTATTAAAAATATGGGATTATTAAAAAATGTAGATGATATAGATTTTGAGACGTATTTAGATGATCAAAAAAATAAGGACTTGTTTAAAAACGCTGATATAATTGTTAATATTGAGTTTTATTGATCGCCTTCATCTCATCTAAAAAGCATTAGGTAAATCATAAAAATTGCTATTCCCATAAAATAGATAAGAGAATATTTTTTGGAATAATCCAATATTTGCGCCATTATCGGACCCTCTTGAACTCTTTATATTTTCACTTTGTGTTAGATTCGATATTCCTGGAAACATACATGAAATATTTTTTTGTATTTTTTTTAGATAAAATGGTAGTTCATTATTTTTATCTAACACTTTGTTATAATCTTCATAGTAAGATAAAAGCTCTATATCATCTTTGTGAGTTATTTTCATTTGTATTCGTAAATTGTCGGGTTTTTCATTCAAAGCACCTACATGAATTAAATTAGCGTTGAATAAAATAATGTCTCCTTTGTTACAGAGCAAATTCATAACTGAATTATGAAAATTTATATTATATGAATTTACGTTTTTATGACTAGATGGTATAACACCTAAACATTTATCCATATCTTCAAGAAATATCAACATGGTATAAGATGGATATTTTTGTCCTTCGTTGAAAAAATCACCGTTATTATCGCGATGACAAGTATGGACACTCGATTTTTTGATTATCCATATATAATCTTGAAAGACATAATCGTCTTTTGTGATACTAACTTTGTTTCTAGTGTTATATGCACTTTCCTTTATTTCATCGAATACCTTATTTTGTAGTTTTTGATTATTCAATAGATATTGTTTAACATGAGAATAATTATTATTTACACATTGTTTTTTTATATTTTCAATTTCTTCTTCTTTCAATACATTTTTTATTATACAAAACCCATCTTTATGTAAATCATAGTTTTTATTAGGAAGAGCTTTATTGTCTTTCATGATAGAAGCTATGAATAATAATGTTATGGTTATCGTTATTATAAACAAGAATAAAAAAAATAAAGTATTGCGAAATGATTTCATAAATTAGTATTTTGTTATTTTTATATAATATATTATTATTATTTTTATAAGTTAAATAATAATAAAAAAAGGTTATTTATTTACTTTACATACAAAATACAAATTCTATATAATTTAAGCATCTACTTTCTTCTTAACAACTCGCTTCTTTACAACCTTTGGTTCTTCAACAGGAACAGGAACAGGAACTGTAACTGGAACTGGAACTGGAACTGGAACTGGAGGCTCAACAACTTCTTCCTCTTCGTCTTCTTCTTCGACTTCATCATCGCTATCGCAAACGATTGATGAAACTTGAACTGGAACTGGTTCACATTCTAATTCGTCATCCTTAACAGTTTGAGTTTTTAACTTTTCCTTGTCTTGAGGCTTCAATCTGATATGGCATTGTCCTTGTAATTGAGCCTTTGGCTTTTGAACAACAGCTTGAACAAGTTTCCAACTAGCACTAAACTTACCATTTACGAACCAGAGACCGGCAAATTGAATCAAACATGCGATATTTGATCCCTTCTTTAAATAATCAAGAGGCGTAGCAATTGGATTTTCAGAACTTGGATACAATTTATTTGAATCTTCGTCATAAATTTCTGATTTCCAAACACCATCCCATTGTGGCAACTTGATTCTAATAGTTGGTTGTTTAGTATAGTCATAATCACCAGTTGATTTATCCTTTGGATATTTTAAAAGTGGTGTAAATAATTCTTGGATAATTTCAGAACTTTTGTGAACCTTACCAAACCATTCTTTAGAATATATGAGCGCATCGTTTTTAATTTTAGTTTCAAAATCTCGAAGATTCTTCAAGAACGCATTTGTGTCAGCACTTTGATATTCTTCGCCTGGAAATTGTAATGCTAATTCATACTTACCATTACCTACCTCTTCACCCTCTTTCTTGAAATCACTCGCACCCCATGTAAGCATAAGAGGTGTTGATAATGTAAGAGTTGTTTTTGTAGATTTACTTAATATATTAACTGATTTACCACCCTGTGGATTAACCTTAGGGGCTGTATACATAATGTTTTCTGAGTTAAATTGAGTTCCGTCGATAATTCTTTCTGCCATCTTAATAGTATAATTTATATTATAAGATTAACCTTTAAATCAATTTTTTTTTAAATTAAAAAATAAAAATAAAATATTCTGCTCGATAACCAGTGTATTACACAATATATTTTACACAATTAAGATATTATATTATTTATTTAATATTAAAACAATTCAAAAGAATTATTCTATTATTATTATATAAATGACTATAATTGAAGATTATATGAATGAAATAACATTAACATGTGAGAAAAAGATGTTAATGAATAAAAATTTATCAAAAATAGATAATAAAGATACCAAAGAAAACATTGTTTTAAACATTCATAATTATAATGATTTGACAAAATATAATTATAATATTCAACAACTAAAAACAATGACAAAATTTTATAAATTAAAATTAAGTGGTAATAAAAAGGAATTATTAAACAGGGTTTTTGTTTTTTTATATTTATCATCATACATTGTTAAAATTCAAAAAATTTTCAGAGGAGTTTTATATAGAAAATTTCTCTCTTTTTTCGGTCCAGCATTAAAAAATAGATCAATATGTACGAATGAAACTGATTTTGTAACTATGGATAATTTAAATGAATTACCGTTAACTCAATTTTTCAGTTATAAAGATATTGATGATTTTATTTATGGATTCGATATTTCATCAATATATAATTTAATTTTCAAAAAAACGGATGATATTAATAAAATAGGAGGTATCAATCCATATAATAGAAATAAAATACCCAGTTTTGTAATGATCAATTTGAAAATGATATTAAGAATAAGCAAAATATTGAACATCAAAATAGATGTTGTTTTTGATACCAATATTGGTAAAATATCTAACGAAAAAACAGTTGAAATGAGAACTGTTTCACTTTTTCAGAATATTGATTCGCTTGGTAATTATAGCTCACCAGAATGGTTTCTCTCATTAAATCGAAATCAGGTTATACAATTTATGAGAGAATTAAGCGACATTTGGAATTATCGAGCACAATTATCATTTGAAACTAAACGTAATATTTGTCCACCAAATGGTGAACCTTTTAGAAATATTAGTATTTCATATATAACAAGCGAAACCAATATAATCAATATTAAAAAAAATATATTGGAAGTTCTGGAAAGATTTATTAGTAATGGCGTAGATAAAGATAGCAAATCTTTAGGTGCGTATTATGTGTTGGGAGCACTGACACTTGTAAATGAATCAGCTGCTCTTTCTCTCCCATGGCTTTATCAATCTGTTTGTTATTTTTAATTTTATTATATAATAAAATATATAATAATATGGACTGTGATTTAGGTTTTATTATTTTGAGACATGTTAATAGTGAAGAAACAAATAAATTTTGGCAGCATTGTTATGATTGTATTAGGAAATTTTATTCTGAAAATAGTATAATTATTATTGACGATAATAGTGATAGTACATTTTTAACGAATAATAAAATATTATATAAAACTGATATTATTAAAAGCGAATTTCATAGAAGAGGTGAATTATTACCATATTATTATTATTTGAAAAACAAGTTTTTTAATACAGCGTGTATAATCCATGACTCTGTCTTTATACAGAAATATATAGATATGAGCATTGATAAATACAAAACAATATGGGAGTTTGGACATGAATGGGATGTTGACGAATTAGAAATAGGAATGTTGAAAGTATTTGAAGATGATGAACTGATTGAATTTTATAAAGACAAGTCACTTTGGAATGGTTGTTTTGGGGGAATGTCTATTATATCACACGATTATTTGTCATATGTAAATGATAAATATGATTTTACTAAATTGTTAAATGTTATAAATACAAGAGATGATCGTAAATGTTTTGAACGTATAATAGCATGTTTATTACACAAAAATTATAAAAAAAATAAATCTTTAATGGGAAGTATTTATCTATTACTACCCGAAGGGTATAGTTTTTGTCTTAAATTTAAAGATAAAGAATTATTCAAAGATTTACCTATGCTAAAGATATGGAATGGTAGATAATTTTTCTAAATAAAGTGAATAAAATATCTGAACGCATTTTTATTGTACAATGTTATAACACGTATACCCATATTATGCTCATAAAATATATTATTCGCATTAAATCACTTAAAAGGTAGTCATTTAGATATAGTATAATAAGATGGCTAGACAAACTAAAACTAAAGCTGAGACTGAACAAGTCCAAACCGCTAGTGCTACTACTACTGTTCCAGTTGTTGCTCCAAAGGAAAAGAAGGTGAAGGTTAGTAAAACTCCCAAGGTTGTTGCTACTTCTACTAGTGAAGTTGCTCCTGTTGTAGATCCTGTTGAAGTAGCACCTGCTGTAGTAGTTGATTCTGAAGTTGAAGCACCTATCGCTGAACAATCTGTTGAATTCATTGCTAAGTTACAACAAGCAAGTGTTCTTCTTTCTTCTTTAAAGAATGAATTTCGTACTCTTGAGAAGAAGTGGTCTCGTGAACTAAAGATTGCTCAAAAGCAAAGTTCTAAGAGAAAGCGTAAGGCTGGAAACCGCGCACCATCAGGATTTGTAAAGCCTACTCGCATTTCAGACGAACTAGCAAAGTTCCTTGACAAGCCAGTTGGTACTGAAATGGCCCGTACTGAAGTCACTCGTGATATTAACAAGTACATCCGCGCACACAGTCTTCAAGATAATGAAAACGGTCGCAAGATCAACCCAGATACAAAGCTCGCAGCACTTTTAAAGCTAACAAAGACTGATGAACTTACATATTTCAACCTTCAAAAGTACATGAGTTGCCATTTCGCAAAAGCAACCAAGGAAGTTGGTGCTAATGCTTAAACGCTTAAATAAATTTTTTCAAAATTATAAATAAAAATATATAACAATCGTATTATATATTTTTTACACCTTTTTACACCTTTTTACATTTCACTAAGGTATTAAATTAAAACTAGATGTTAAGAAGAACTCGGTTACCAATAATTTTATTTTTTGTAAAAGCATCGATCTCTTCTTTAGGTATATTTCTAACAAAATAACGTAGATATGGGCTGATCATAATTTTATAATTATTTTCGCGTATTTTATCTAAAATAAAATAATCTTCCGTACATGACGGTACAAAGATAATATTGTTATTGAATATTGTTTTTTTCATCGCAAAACTAATACCCACTTTCCCATTATAAAAATTATCAGTTGATAAATCTGGACATATATCCCCGTAATATGTTTTCATTCTAAAAATAATAACATCGGGTTCGTAATCATTTTTAGTAGCTTTATTTTCTATACAACCACTCGCATCAATCACACCACTCATATCACATACAAGAGAGCCTGAACCGTCGATCCTAGCATAGTGACAACCACTCGCATCAATCACACCACTCATATCACATACAAGAGAGCCTGAACCGTCGACAACTTCGTAATCACACCCACTGACGTCACATACAACACCGCCATACATATCATGAAAAAATTGTAATTCTTCATAAAATGTTTCAACATAATTAATCGCTAAAGTATCATCATCGTCAACAAAAGCAATCCATTCTGTCTCTGCTAATTTAATGCCTTCATTTCTCACAAGACCAGCACTATTAACACCTTGTCCTAATTTTTCAATTTGTATAATTTTAATTTTAGGATTTGTCGTTTTAAAATTCGGAGTACAACCATCAAAAATAATAATAGCACACCAATTCGCGTTTGTTTGATTCTCAAGAGATTGAATTGTATTTTGTAATGTATTACGACCAATAGAGGGTATAATAAATGTCAATTTATTATTCATTAAAATTAATTAATAAAAAAAAATTATCTTTTATACCCACGAAGATTTAAAAATGGGACGCTCCCGTAGAGCGTGATTTGAATTCTTCAAAGGTGTATATTTATTACATCACAATAGTAAAATATATTATACTATTTCTAAATTAAATAAATTATGTATTTTTTTCAATGATTCATAATCTTGTATATAATTAGAATTTTCTAATAACCAATTATAAAAATCCAATTTTTTATAATTTTTACTTTTATATTTTTTAAAATAATACAATGTCTTATACAAATCATGTTTGTTATACTGTTTGTTAATGTTGTAATCTGTTCCAGAAAGTATACAAATCTCTTTTAATTCTTTCAAACTAATATTTAATTTTTCCAAAATTTGTTTTGTATTGTAGAGAACAACTGTTTGATCTCTTAAATTTAAACAGCGCAACACTTTTTTACATCCATATATAAACATGTCCATATCATCACTTAAACACCCCCAAACAGTGTTTTCTTTCTCCATTAAAGCACATAATTTATCAGCTTCACCAATGGCTTCATAATAAGTCATTCCATAATCAATGATCATTGCTTTAACATTTTCAATTTGTTCTTTAGTTATATTTATACATTTTTTCTTTAACAATTCCATGGTAGTAATCATTTTTTGTTTTTCACAACCATCTATCATTCCATTGGACGCGACATCAATATTTTCCAATTTATTTTTTAATTGTAAATATTCCTTTTCAGCAATGATTTTTTCTTCGCGGCGCTGAATAAGTAGTTCTTTTTTTTCAGTTGGAGGCTTACCATCAAAAACAAATATTGGAATTATATTATAATATTTGAAAATAGACAGCATTATATAAATATTCTCCAATAACTTATTTTCGCCTGAAAATTTGTATAAATATATACTGATGTCGATTACTATTTTTTTGCCAGATAATTCAGAAAAAGGTATAGTTTGTATACACTCTGTATTATCACATTTTTCTATAAAATATTTATTCAAATAACGTATTCCCATACAAAACTAGAATTCAGTAGTTTATTTTTTATATTTTTAATTTTTGTAATTTAAAATTTCAATTTTATTATAAATTACAAATTTTGTAAAATGTTCATCCAAACCTTACCCTAATTCACAAATACTCATTCTTAAATTTGACAATAAGAATGATTTTGTATTAACCCTCATTTTTTTTGTAGTTTTAATCATTTTAATAAATTGAATTGTATTATCAATATTATGTATCATATTTTTTTTCTTATAGTGGTTATTTATAAACTGACAAAATTTATGTTGATTTGAAGTTGTCTTTTTAAACGCAATCAATGAATAGTTATGTTTATCACACCATGAAAGAAACGACGGATAATTATTTAACAATATTGTTTTAATAATATAATAAGCTAACACGCTGGTTCTTTCTTTGTATAAATTATCTCTCAGAATTTTACTATGTGAGTCGTTAGAATATAAATTCGTATAATCTAAACCCATGAAATCCAAAGTTTTTACTAACTGAAAAAAACTATAGCTTCTCTCAAAATTAATAAATATTTCAGCGTTTTTAAGAAATTCATCTTCTAATAAACCAACTTTTTTTTCTAATAAATGAAAACTACAGAAACAACAGTTTATTATTTCCGCCCAAAATTCTGTATAAGATTCAAATAAATTAACAATTGAATTTACTTTAAAAATCGAAAGTAGAAAATGGTGACAATTAATATTATTCATATCTGAGAAATCCAAACCAAAATTATGAAAAGTTTCATGTATAAAAACTTTGAACCACTCTTCTTTTCTAAAAATAACAATTTCAGAATCTTTTGGACAAGTAGTTGTAAAAGCAGTATTGACATGTCGCGCATCTAACACATGAATATTTGAGCCAGGTAATTTTTTCTCTAAGCTAGTAAAATAAAAATATACTACAATTGTTTTTACACATTCTTTAGAAGAGTACATATTCAAAATATATAGCCACATAATGATGTTATCAATATATTTGTTGAACGTATCAATTTTTAGTTCTACAGATTCGTCTTCCACAATAAATATTATTTTGAAAGTTCTCTCAAATAAAGTGAAATTATATGTGATTTCAGAATAACTCATTTCATCTATATATTTTCTTATATCTTCTGGAAAACTTTTTGAATTAAACAAAGTTGGTTTCGTTATTTCAAATGAAGTGTTAATCTTTTTAATATTAATATTATATATTTTTTTTTTTGATTTCATATTTTGAAGGAAACTATGAGCCTCCAAAATATCATAATATATTTTTAATAATATTTTATTAGTTGTTTTGCTATTTGTTATATACCCCACATAATTATTATGTGTAAAAAAAGTAAGTAATTGTTTGCTTGTATTAGTAAGTTTCATAATTGATTATCTTATTATAATAATATTTATATTTTTATATTATTTTGTTGAGGATAAAATTCTAATATTTCCATATTATTATGCTAAATTTTTGAGTTTATTTCTGATTATCATCAAATCATCATACACAATCGGTTGAGATCCTTTACGATTATACGTTAATTTAGCATCTTTTGTTGCTAATAATAATTTTTTCAATTCCTCATTTTGTGTAAATTTAGCGTATTGAGCATCATATAACTCTCTTTTATTTCGTTTATTATAAAAATCTGGATCTATTGTAACATTTAAAGGCCTCAATAATTCACCCTTATGTTTTCCAGACTTACTAGCTGCGTGTTTCGCCATTTCAGGATCTTTTGATAATTCAGTTCCCGAATCCAAAGAAAAATTCAAATAAAATTCAGGATTCGTATTTTTAAATTTTGATCCCTGGTAATAATGTTCTACAGTACTCCATTTATGATTATTTAATGTAAACGGCTGCGACCAAGAATTGTCCAATTTTTTTCGCCAATCAGGAATACTCGCTAATTCTGTAAAATCTTTTAATTTATCATTAGGTATTTTTTCACCAGCTCCTTTCCCAGGTAATGGTTTTATGAAGGAATTAGAATAAAAAGAAAATACAATGTCATCATCATAAAACCCTCTTAATTTGGATTCGGATAATTCGTCATAAGTTGAATCTTCATAATTTTCTTTTTTGGTAGATCCGGGTTTTTCATATTGTATACTCGATTTAAATTTTTGAAAATCAGGTATGATAGCAAATGGCCCGGCATTTTTTTCCAAACATTTGTCAACCACCTTTTTTTTAATAGTATAAGACAATTCTTTGAATTTGAATATTAATTTATTTTTATAAGATACTAATTTGTAATGTGACCCATTATAATCGACAATGATATAAAATTCTGGGTTGAAAACCCCCTTATTTGATAAATAATCATCATTTAATTGACCGCATAATAAAACATTTTTTATATCTCCTGATTTATAAGCTTCGCTTGATAAAATGATGAATTTTATATTCAAAATTCTCTCTAATGTAGAAATAGTCCATGTTTCTGCCCAGAATTGACAGGTACGTATCTTTTTTTTCAGTTTATCCAATGTATCAATTCCTTTCATAAATTTGAATTCATTCAATATTTGAGATGTTATTTTTTTCTCAGCTACCTTTTTATCATGTAGAGCCTTTACTTTTATAGCTTGTTCTGAAATATATTTTTTTTGATCACGATCTAACGTATTTGCAAACTGTTCTTTCATTTTTAAATATTCAATCTCCAATTCTTTTATTTGTTTAGTTTCATCTATCAACGATTGATTATACATATCATAATGTTCTTTATAATTCATGAAAATTTTATCATTCGCTTCTTCTGACAGTTTATTGCGCAATTTATTAACCGATGTTTGTTGTGCTATACTAGAAAAAGCGTCTCTGATTGTTGCGAATAAACAATCGCCACCACCCTCATTATCAGTTATAGAATAATAATTATTTTTCATATATTTTTGAATCCAATTATCGGAATTGGATTCTTTGTATTTTTCCTCAATATCTTTTACTTTTTTAGCGGTTTCCTCCTCTAATAAAGGTGGTATAGGCACACCTTTTGTTAATATAAAAAGACCTTCTCTTTCTTTTGGAATTTCATAAATTTCTATATTTAATTCTTGAGGACCTTTATCTTTTTCATCATCTTCATCATCTTCATCATCTTCATCATTTTCATCGTGTTCGCTAAATTCATCCTTTTTCAGAATATCATCATCACTCAACGACCTATCCGGTTTCATTCTTATATTTTCTAAAAAATCCTTTGTAACAAATTTATATATCAATGGATTGTCTATTTTCTCCACGTCTAAGTTGTTATCACTATCTAAATAATTTAAATAATCGGTTGCTTCAATTTCATATACTCCAATTTGAACTACCTTGTTATTTGTCTTGACTAAATAAATAGGAAAATAAAGAATATTGTTACTCTCTTCAAAAGTATTTTTAGCATTTCCGACAGCTATAATAATTTCAACGCCTTTTATTTCTATTTGATAAAGTGTTTCAACTTCTTTTTTAAAATCATCATTATCAACATTTTTAAACTCGGGATAACTTACATCATTATTAATTTTTGAGAGAACCATAATATTATAATAATATAAACCAATATTTTTATATTATTTTACTAATTTACCATTTTACCACAACAATAAAAATTTTTTCATAAATTTATCATTTTTCATTTCATTCATATAATACCAAAATTGTTCTCTTTTGTAGACTATCATTGTATTATTTTCATTTTCTTCGAAATCAATTAAAAAAGAAATAATTTCGTCTTTTTTAAGTTTATTTGCTTTGATATCTTTTGTAATACCATAATAATCACAAATACGGATTAATTGTTTTATGGTATAATTCATTTCATAATCCATTGACTTGGCTAGCATTTTTGAGCTGTAATTCACGTTATTTTGATACATTAAAAAATCATTTACATGAGCATATTCAATTTCTTTTAGTAATGACTCTAATTCAGTATTATTTAATTCTTCATTGTTTGAATTTTCATCAATAACTATATTTATATTGTTATTATTCATATAACAAATATATATAAAATCTATCTAAATAAGTAAAATAATAATTTAATTATTTACATTTCAATTA